ATTACTGATAAAAAACCCGCGTGCGAGCTCGCCCGTTTTCCCGTCCCGGCGGCCTGGGAGCTCGATCCGGTTTGTTTCATCGGCCAGGAATACAAACATGTCCCGATCACCCGCGTATAACGTGGTATTTTTAATGTCCACTTGATCCAACGGGCGGCCCCAGGTGCCGGGGACTTTGAAATCACCGGTTACCCCGTCCCCGAATCGATCCATTAATTCGCGCACCACGTCATCATTCCAAATGCGGCCATAACGCGGGCCGGTCATCGCGCGGAGCTCCGGCGTTCCATTGTTTGAAAGTAGAACGCCGATATCCTGGGCGGAGCGGTCAACCTGAAAACCATAATTAAGACAATCAGCGGCCAGGGGAGCGGGTAAGGCGCGAAGATAACCGGCGGGCGCGCCGGTCAACTGCGCGGCCTGGCCAAATGACCAATGAGTCGGGGCGTACCCGTGGCCGTTCGGGCCTTCAATAATCAAGCCCTGGTTATCGTCCAACGGGACGGCGCGCAGTTTGCGCGATGAAACCACGGCGGCGCGACTAATCGCGCGCTGAGTTTCAAGCATGGCCAACATGCCAGGCAGTGAAGTAAAACGTTCTTCGGCGGGACGTGTGGCCCATTGTTTCGAAGCTTGGGAGAGTGTAGACATGATTAAATTCCAATTCTAAGTTTCTGATTTACCGGTGACCTACCGGCGGCGGCGGCGGGCTCGCGGCCCGACAATCTGAATTCTACGCGGTAACTTTAAAATAATGAAATTATTTTTTTCAATACTAGGGAAAGTCCTAGTATACGCCCGGGCCACCAGGGCGGCCAGGGCCAGGGCGGGATTAAATAGCACGGCCAATATCCCCGGCGATATGATGGCGCAGTAGTGAACCAGGCGGGAGCGATCGAGCGAACGCGGCCACGGCGGCCACGTCATCAGGCGCGCCGGTTTTCCTGGTGGCATGCCAGGCGATCGCGGCGTGTCCCTGGCCGGCATAACACCCGCCGGGATCATCGGCACCGGCGGCCACTTTTCGCGCCTGGGTACCATGGGCCACAAACACGATCACATAATCACGATCACCACGTGCACACAATGGGCGGCCGTTGCCACATGTCGCGCATGTAAACCCGGAACCCTCCGGGCTCAGTTGTTCGGGGCATTGGACAAATTGCACGCCGTCGAACGTGTACGGCCAAACAGTACCGGCCGGGGCGGCCACTGTGGCCGGGTGACCGGCCCGGACGGCGGCCACGGCCTGAGGCATTGTGTCCGCGCTGAAATTAATCGTTGTTTTACCTGGCGCGGGTTTTGGTAGATTTTCAAAACCAAAATGCGAATACGTCCAGGCCTGGCCGTTACGCGGGACCGCGTTATATAAGGCGGCCACATAATCGCGATCCACCAGGGCGGCCGCATGTTGGCCGTTCGGGTTTAACGCGCACGTTTTCGGACACGTGCCGAACGTGTGATGCTGTCCGGCCCGGTACGTTGTTGCGATCGGCCCGGTTTTTTTGTTGCTGCTCTGGCGGATTGTTTTAAGCATAACGGCCCCCTGGGATTGTGTCGGCCTGGGGCGCGCGCTCGATAAGGGCCAGGGTTTTCAGGTCGGTTATTTCATCGGATAAGCCGGGGCGGAACCAGGCCCCGTTAACTTCAACGGCCACCTGGCGGCCGTACATGTAAGCATTCTCGTTTTGCGTTACGTTCGACGCGGTCGGGTTTAGGTGCTGAGGTTGCACCAGGTACACCGCACGATTACCGGACGGGAGAATCACTAATAGGGACGTGTCACTAATTACGGGCATGATTTTTCTCGCTTTCTTACTTTCTGATTCCAGGGCCACCATGGCCCCGGTGTTTGTGATATTACACACAAACAAAAAAATTGCAAGTACCCGCGAAAAAAAAACCCGGCGCGCGGCCGGGTGATTAGAGAATTATTTTTTTTATTCCTGGGCGGCCAGGGCCTGGCGGGCCCGCTCTTCGTTTTCGAGCTGTTCAAACGCCCGGTTTCTATACACTTCAAACAGATCACCGAACGCGCCCAAAATGCGCGCCTGGTTTGTTCCATCAGCGCGAAAATAAGCCAGGGCCAGGGCGGACGCAAACCCGCCGCCGATTTTTTCCATCAGTTGCGCGGCGCGGTGATTCCAGGTGGCGCGCTCCGCCAAAGTCATCAGCGCATAAGGTTTCAGTTCTTGCATTTTTTTCTCCGATTAAGTTAGTTCGAGCTGTGCCACTTCGGCGCACACATACCAAGCCCTGGGGGATATCAGCGCGCGGGGATTATCTTCGGGCACGCCTTCGCTAATGATGTCTTCCGCGTACCGGCGCACGGCCTCAATAACGAATGCTTGCATCAGCGTCCCGGCCGGGCTCCGCGTCATCAGTTCTTGAATTTTTTCAACGTTCGTTTTGTTCACAGTGTTTTCTCCTGGTACATGGTTTCGAGTTCTTCCAAAAATAAAATCACGTCATCGATGCATTCGCCAACTGTGATTTCTGTTCCCTCATTGTCCTTAGGCAGCCTTTTTATTTTGTCCGGTACTGCACGGCGCACGTCGTACATGTCGCACAACGCACTTTGTGTTTCGTTAAGTAATCCCATGTCGGCCCCTTAAGACAAAGAAACAGAGAATGAGTTGTCGTTGAAAAACTCTTTGATCTTGTCTTCCAGGTCGATCTCGTCAACTACTTTTTCGGCCAGGTCGGTAAGGTCTACTTCTTCAAACACTTTTTCGGCCAGGTCGCTCATGTCCAGGTTATCGATCACCCGGGCGGCCATCGCGTCAACGTCAATAATGTGTTGATCATCCATGGTTTCAATCACGTCAGCAACGCGGCCGCGTAAGTCCTCGTCCAGTACTTCGCCCACAACCCCGCGTACCCAATTACGGCTTACGTCCAACGCATCAGAAATTTTCTGATCGGTTTGGAGCCGGTAATCTTCCAGGTCTTTAGCAATCGCTTGCACAACAACCGGGGTCAACTGGCGCACAATGTCTTGCACCAGGGCGTTCAAAATTGGATTCAATGTTTCCATGTTCTTTCTCTCTTTCTAGGTTGCGGCCACGCGCGAATCGCATGACCTGGGTGAAATATAACACGTATCGAAAAATCTTGTCAACTAAATGTTTGGGCGAGTTGATAAACAGTTTGTTGCATGTCCGTATTTCCGCAATGCGAGCAAACGCTCAGTGACTGCGATTCATTCCACACGTGATCGCATTTAAGACAATGCACATATTTGTCCTCTCCCGCATTTAGCTCCACAAAATTGTGCTCGTCAACAAATGACGCATCTACGTCAAGTAGATCAAGGCGTTCACCATCGATCCAAATAGACACATTCGCATTGGCGGGTTGTTCCATCAGAATTTCAATAAGCTGCTTAACTTTCATTTTTTACCTCCTCCGATAATTCGGTGCACAACAATAAAAACGAACAACTTCCAAGCATGTTTGAAAGTGATCGGGCTTTCGGATTTCTCGTCCGGCCCGCTTGGTTGTTTCCTGTACCTCTCTGGTAGCTTGGACGGCCTCATCACACACGCCTAATCATGAAAATGTGTTCAAGGCCACCTGGTCATGCCACAACCTCAACGAGAAATGCAGGTGATTGAGGGCCTGTTCCTTAGTGTCGAAAAACCGGTAGTCCCCGTTCTCGTCGATCCATTCATCACCCTGTTTCAAAAACAAAACAAACTGACAATCCCCCACCTCTTGCACTTCCCAATCCTCCGGGTCGGTGTAGCCCCACTCGAAGTAAATTTCACGCACGATTTTTTTGGCGTCGTTGCTAGGTATCCCAACCAGGCGGCCGATCTCGGCGGGGTGCCATTCCTTCAGTAGTTCTCTGATTTGTTCTTTCATTCGACTGTCTCCCCTTGAATCATTGCTGTGACCTGGGGCTCTTCACCCCAAACGCCCATGCCTTTTTGCTGTTCTCTGTGGGCCCGGCGCAATGCCTGGTCTCTTGCTGAATGCTCATCGGTCGCCTCAACGTCCACCCAAACAAAGTAAGACATGCGAACCTCAATTGAATACTGTTTCATTGGGCACCTTCTTTCTCTGCACAAAAGTGAAGTAACGCGGCGGTGTGGCATTTACGCATGTCGATGTTCAGAGACTCGCACATGTGCCAAACATCGGTGAGCATGTCAGTCACGGCATCCTCATCGACTGGGCCCTCACGGCCAATAAGTTTCCGGTATGCATGGACAGTTCCCAATCCATACTGGGCGCGCAATTGGAGATTGACTTTCATTCTGAGTCCTCCTCTGTCCTGAACGCATTGTTCATGCGCCAAAAGCAATCCTGCAAATCACGTGCGGTAGTGGTGGTCACGTCAAACGAATCAGAAAAGTCAGAAACAAAACTGCGTAACGCCGCTTGGGTGTCACGCACAACCTTCTGCTGTTCCTCTGTCATTTGATCAAAGGCGGCCTTGTTTGTAGCCAACCGCTTGCGATAAATCTCTTCGTACTTATCGCGCTTTTTCAAGGAAACTCCCATATCTTTCTCTCTTTCTAGTTTGTTTCACCAGGGAAACATTCGCCTGGTGGATCGCATTGTATACGTTTTTTCGATACGTCACTAGGTACTTTCCCTAGCCTCCAGTCAATCGCAGTCGGAGCATGTGCCAAACCGGGCCGGTCAACACCCAACTGTCATGCGGTTCAGCCTCCACGCCCATGTGATGGAGCTCCTCTGCCTGGTCCCCGCGAAAAAGCAACAGCTCTGATTTTCCTCCCTGGGTAACCCCAGGCGGGAAGTACTGGACCAGGATAAAGGTCGGCACCCGCATTTCTGCATGCACCAGGTGAAAGGCAATCTGATGCGGACTCAGGCTGACCTTCTTGCCACGCTTGACCACCTTCAGCTCCAGCATCACCCACTTTCCAGGGAAAGCGATCAGGCAGTCCGGAATTCCCAGGCCTACTCGGGACTCAAGCCTCGTTATCCGGCAGTTCGGCAGATTTTCCTTTAGCCGCTTGTATAGCGCGCTCTCTGGCTTGATTGGCATTTTTGGATTCCTTCAAAACAGCGTCCGGGTCAAAATCAGGGTCATGTTCCACACTGGCCGCCACTTCGGTGGCCTGGACTTCCAAAATCGCAGTAGGCGGCGGGCCTCCGTAGAGCTTCTTGATCTCCTCAAGTTTGCGCATGACCTCTTCCTTGCTCATGGAATCGATCGTTCCGTGCCTTATCTCCTTGCGATCGATGTAGATGGTGCCCAGGGCCTGTCCACGGCGGTATTCGGCCTGTACAGCGGCCCCATAGGCCCCTGCGGCCAGGGCAGCGTCCCTGATGGTCTGCATGTCTTTCATGTGCCTCTCGTAGGTCGTCCCGTACTTCAGGGCCAGTTCTGCCCGGTATTCCTGGATCGCGGCCACCACGTTGGGGTGGCGTTCCGGGTTTGTCAGTAGATACCCCTTGACAGGGGCGGTGTTGTCCGTATATCCGGCCCGCTTGGCCGCTTCAGTAGGGCTGACTGCGCCCGCTCCCGATACCAACTCCTGGACAAACTTCCATTCCCTGGGCGTCAAGGGCTTTTTGTGCTGACTCAGGGGCTTCACAGGCTTGGAAAGGCGCTGTTGAAGCTTCTTTTGGGTGACCGGAGCCTTGTTGTAAACGTCCTTCAATGTCATCTTTCTCTCCTTTTTAAACCTTCCAACTTACCAAGTCTTCAATTCTGTGTATTTTTAGCGTTTCAGTATAGGTTTTTACCCAAGAGTAAATTTTTTTTTTTTCAAAAAAAAAGTTGCGCGCGCATTTTATATAAAATTACTCCTATACCTATCCTGTAATGTACTGTATTCCCATAACTCATTGATTTCATTATGTTATTACACCATTACGTCTATTACGTCTAAAAAAATAAAAAAAAATCTTTTTTCACTTTTCTAGCCAACAGCCTATACAAACGCAAAAAACTCCATTTCTAAATCTTTTCACGTATCCCGTGGGCCGTGGTTCATTGCAATTTACTCATCACACTTGCCCCCTCCCCTACGCCCTGCATCCCTTGAAGCATCTTTATCACACTGCCCACGTGAACCAGTTCCCCAAAACCAAAACTTTCCACTTCAGTGTCTGTACCCTCTGGCCAACCCATGATGGGTCCGAGGAGCACGACGTCTTGTCCGTTAATACGAACCACGTACATTTGCATCAACTCCCTGGCCACCTCGTTGAGGTCGGCCAGGAGGTCGCGTGGTTCGTCACTCTTTGTTTTGCGCGTCATGAAGTTGCCTGACCAAGGTTTCCATCTGCACATTCATGACCTCGATGCGACGTCTCAGCTCCAGGATGTACTCCTTGACCTGGATGTCGTCGATATGCACGGGAGGCTCATCTGTTGTAAAAACGGCGGGTCTCATTATTTACTCCTTTTGATAAG